ACTGTAACCCACTCTCAGTCATGGGCTTTGAGTGTTGGAACTTAAACAATCCCCTAGCTAGATCAGATCCTTGGAAGTTCATGAAGCTCTCACAATAGTAGAACCTACCACGATAGTCCACATCCAGGTACTGATAGAAAACCTCTAGCTCTGATAGCTTACGTGCCTTCTCTGATATGAATGCCCACTCAACCATCTTACTTCTACGCTTGAGTTCCTTAGCATCATTGTCTTTGATAGGGTCAGTAGATAAGAACAACTCTTTGTTCTCAACCATTGCATTGTATACTGGTTTGTTTATCTTCCAAGCAGTCTGCTGTAGTTTGTTAAGGGCTTGTACCCAAGGTGCATAAGGGTCTATTGGATCACCCTCTACCCTACCTTTGATCACTGGCCTGTGTACCCCATTGATCTGTTGTATCATACCAGATATATCTTTGGGTCGTATGATACTGGTAGAGGCTAAGGGAAAACTCCCACCTCTCTCAGGTATCACACCTAACTCATACCACCTATGGGATGCAGACACCACATGGCAGCTGTTACGGGTCTTAGCATAGGACAAGTCGATAAACCCTAGGTTGTATAGGGCTTCTACGAACAGGTCTCCTATGGACACTACAGAGCCCCAGGGAAGGGGCTCTCGGTCTAGTTCTTTACCCACACTCTGACCTATCTTACTAGATGCATTGGTGAGTGTGGTGGTACCAGCTGGGCTTGAACTGGTATCCTTAGTGAATTGCATTTGAAGTATAGAGATACTCTTAACAACGTAGCCTTCCATACGTTCACTATAGTTTCCAGACAATCTCATCAAGAGCCCAGCAAGGTGGGGTCTTCGACGTGCAGGACTTACACCATCTACCCTCTTGACAAGGTAATCAACTATCTCTTGGAGTGCTGACATGTATTCTCCTATGTAGTTATGTAATCAAAACCAACCTCTTTATTCTGAAGTCGGGTAGTTTGTGCATCATATGTTGCAGCACCAGCATCACCTGTCTTACCTGTAAACCTAGACTTAAGCACCCTGAATTGAACAGTGTTACGTTCATACTCATCAGCTGCTGTTAGGTTCCTAGAGAATGCAATGATGTCAAAGGAGATCTGTTTGATAGAACCAGAACCTTTGATGTCATCGATGGATGCAATGTTACCATCCTCGAATGCCTTACCACCCTGTGCTTTACGAAGGTGGGAGATCAAACCTAGCCAGATGTTGTGCCGCTTGACGATTTTGAGGAGGTCGGACATGAACTTGTCGATGGCTTCATTACCCGATAGACCGTCACTTCCTTCTGATACTGCGATTGTGATGTGGTCGAGGACCAAATATTTACAACCCATGAGGGCCATGTATTCGATTTTATCAATGAGGCTGTCATCTCCAACTGATCCTTGGTGGTCGAGGAGGACGAGTCTTTCATCTCCAAACACCTGTTCAAAACCTTGTCTAAGTTCATCTTCAGCCGGAGGTGTGTCTTCATTAAGCGACTTCTTGAGTACCATGCCAATGAACTTCTCTGCCGTATCTCCAACGCTCTCTTCCAGACTGATAAGCCCCACCCGATCTTCCGTTTTCGAGAGAAGATCCAAGATAATTTCTTTGATAATAGTAGACTTACCACTCCCAGTTCCAGAAGTGAATAGAGTAATCTCACCATGCCTAATCCCCTTTAATTTACTATTTAAACCACTCAAACAATCAGGGTAGGGTACACACTCTACGTTCTGTCGTTGAATGAATTGATCCCAGATAGGTTTACCTGTAACGATACCAGATGGGTTCCAACTCTGTGCATTCCACACACACTCAAGTAAAGTCTTCCAACCATGCTTAAGTAATGTAGCATTAGCGTCATTCTCTGGTAGCTTTGCGACTTTAGCCTTGCCTGGTTTAATCATCTTACCCAGGAAGTCAGACATCTTCTTACCAGCTTCATCTTGATCCATCATAATTACGACAGTCTTGAAGGAGTTTATCCAATCCCTTTGAGCAAGAGCACAAGAGGTAGAAGATGAAGAAGGTACAGCAACCACAGAATAGGTTCTTCCGTACTTTTCTTTGTACGCTTGGGCGACACTGAGTGCATCGACTTCTCCTTCACATATGACCAACGTAAATCCAGATGTTGATTGTTGTTGTCCAAATAGTTCGACATTCTTAAAATCTCCATGAGTACGAAACTCTTTTGGGAGCTTACGCTCTTTGTATGCAGACAGTTCTCCATTGACAGTGTAAGGGTAGAAGTGTGATTGAGGTTTGCCATTAACATCTACAGACATCTTGACATTGTAGTGATCAACCACATCCTGAGAGATCCCACGACTAGACATTGGATAGCTTCTGTATGTACTAATCTCATCAATTATAGATGAGTCCATAAGGAAGTCTGTGTCTTCTATAATTTCCATTGGTTCTCTTTCATTTATAAATACAGTTGTTCCACACGAGAAGCAGTGGCTTCTTGGGTTGTCATCATTGTATACGTGGTTAGCATCAGAGCTTCCACATTTTTCACAATTAGTTTTCACCAGTAGTCCCTTTCGATTTTCATATCACGGTTACGATTCTTTCTTATCCGAGTCTTTGAATGCTTCGAGTCCCACTTCAAGTTCTTTTGCTTTTGTAACTCGAACCCAGAGGTACTCTCTTCCTCGTTTAACTCTGTCTCTTTGAAGGATAATTCCTTGTACGGTTTTATCATTGAACTCCTCGAATATGTTTTGATAGGTATCAAGTAAAGGTTTAATTATATTGTCTAAGTCAGAGGCTTTATTAGAAAGACCAGCATACACAATGAAGTGGACAGGGCTATCTTTAAAAGCCCATGTCTCACCCATCAGTATCATTGCCATCTCCTCTTGGAACCTCTTGTAGTCAGCTGTCTTGTAGGTTGTCCTGCCCTTCCTGACAAACATCCTGTTCGCTGATAGTGGTTTCATCTGGAATAGGTTTTCCATTACGCCTCTCTGCTGTTCTGATAGCATGACAGTTATGACACACTACCTCTGTTTTAAATACCTCATTAAGTATATCACCGATATCTTTATCACAAGAGATCATTCGAGATACATTGTGAAGCTTCTCATACTTAGGTAGATGGTCAAAGCCTAGGGCGTCTGGGTGTTTATCATAACCACAATCAGTACAACCTATGTCAGTCTTCAGAATCCCGATGAACTGACGTTTGCTCTTTCGACTTATACTCTTCAATTTGTTTCTTAATGTCATCTAGTTCTTCCCAAGATGTTAGCATTGTTAATAGACGCTTGGAAGTGTCCGGATTACCGGATCCATTTGTTCTCCAAGCAGCTCGTACCCTATTCCACCTGCGGTGCATAGGAACTCCATGTAGTATCTTCTCTGCTTTCTTAGGTCCAATCCCCTTAATTCCAGGGATGTTATCAGACCTGTCACCAGTAAGACATTGAAGCATAAGCTTAAGATTAGCAGTGTCTTCATCAACTTCTGTAATCTCTTTCTTAACAAAGTTGTAATGTGTTCCAGGAATCTGGAGAAGATCTTTGTCAATACCAACTATTGTATACTCTTGCTCAACAGTTCTACACTCAGCAGCCCAGATGGCAACAAGGTCATCTGCTTCCATATCATCTGCCTCAACAGCAGAATACTTCTCAACCATGTACTTATGCCCATAGTTCAGTGCTTCTTTAACGTCAGGCTCTATCTCCTTTCTGGTTCCTTTGTAGGCAGGGTAGATATCCTTTCGGAAATTACCCCTACCTTTAATTGCTACGAGGAAACTATCAGACCCACAGTTACGTTGGATCTCTCTCATAGTATTGTCAATTCCCACACGTATCTCTTTCTGTTTGGTTGTTACACAAGCCATCCGAAAGTAGATTGAGTCTGAGTCTACCAGTATTACTGCATTATCAGTGAACATCTGCGTAGCTTTCTCCTATTACATAATCACCACCATCCATACATGTTACACCGAACATCTCTGGGCCAGCAGCAAAGGACTCTGTTAGAATTTCCCCAACACGTTTAGCATCGTCAGGGTGTGATTGGAATGCCATCTCATCATGGTAAAACAAACGAGGTTCAGCACGTAGTTTCTCTTCACGTATCTTATCCCATGCCCACATCAGTGAAGCCTTACAGGTTACACCCTCAGCAGCTTGGAGTAAGTAGTTAAGAGTTTGGTGACCAGACGCACAGAATACAGGGCGTCCATCAAGGGCAGGGAACCATCCATCACCTTGTTGGTTAGATGTTTTGTTCCAGATGTTTAAGAGTTTCTTCTTAAGTTCTTCCAAACCTTTGATACCCTTAGAGAAATCAGCACGAGACTTACGTCCTACTTCGCTGTTTGACTTTCCTGATAGAACCTGTCCCAGTTTAGCGTCACCAGCACCAAAGAGATAAGCATATAGATACCCTTTGGCGACACCCCTAGAGCATCCAAGAGCATCAGCATTTCGTTGGTGTTGATCCCCATACCTGACTTCATTAGTGAAATCATCGTTCCCCACGTAATGACAAAGACCACGTAGCTGATTACCAGCACTATCGGCACCAACAATAACGTACCCTGGATCAGGTTTAAGCATCCCACGTATTTCTTTACCCCAAGGTGTTTCAATACCTGGAAGGTTTGCAATAACTTCGTGACGTACTCTGAAGGTAGGAGTACCAATAGTCCACATGTTACCATGAAGTCGTTTATCATCTGAGCCCTCTACTTTTTCTACCCAGCCCTCCATAAGAGAAGCCTTGTGACGTAACACATAGTACTCGTCCACCATCATACCAACTTCCCCAAGCTTAGCCAATGAGGATGTTGTGAGTTTAGGTCCAGTCGTTACCCATTCTCTTCCGATTTTCTTTCGGTTGTATTCATCTGGTTTCCATCCGATAGTGACAAGCCAATCTTTAACCGCTTCTTGTGATCCCAGTTTAGCTTGTTCCTTAGTTGTTCGTTGGAATTTGAAATCTGGTCCAGCGAGGTGGGTGTCTGTGACCGAGACTTCCGTTCCAAAATATTCAGTAAGCAGCTTGGCAGTCGTCGCATTGTACTTCCCATTCTTGTTGTACTTAGGTGACTTAGGTTCCTTGTCAATGTAGACAACCTTAGTGCCCATCTGAGGCTCAATGATGTTAGAGATCTCAGCCATACGTTGTTGCATTGTACCCACTAGGGTCTTAGCTTCCTCCATATCAAAGTACCAGCCCTTGCTCTTGCAGAATGCATTGAACTTAGCTGTCTCATGTTCTGCTTGCATACCCAATTTAATCTTAGGGTTATACGTAGCAACCTTCTTGTACTCTGATAGTAACTCATTGTACACATCAACATTCACACGAACATCTTGTACACAATAACGTAACATCTCACGTGAGTAAGCATCCCAACCATCTTCATATGTAATCTTGCTGTTGCCAAGGTGTTCACCCCAACCTGCAAGACCATGCTTGTGGGCACGTTTGTAGCGTAACACCTGAGACATAACCCACGTGTCATGTAAGCGTTTCTCATTGAGTGTAGTACCACACAGCTTGTCCATGACCACATTATCAAAACCTATAATGTTATGTCCTACCAGTAGCTCTGCGTTCTGTAGTAGTGCAGCACCATCAGCTATAGAACCATGTAGGTTATCGTGATCAGAGAACTTATAGATCTGATTGGTATCTAAGTTCTGTGCAACAATCATCCAGATAGTATCCGGAGTAAGACCATTGCATTCTATATCATAACATAAACGCATGTTGCGTCCTTTCTTCATTTGTTTAAGTACATCTTAAGATCATTATACCCACCAATAAATACATCATTTCGGTATATGATTGGTACAGTGTTCATCATAGACCTCTTCATGATTGATTCACCTAGAGATCGTTGTATATCAATAGCATATTCAGTGAAACCTTCTCCGGTTTCTCGTAGTAATTCCTTAGCCTTGTCACAGAATGGACAGTTGGATATACTATACACCTCATACATTCTGTTTACCCTCTAAGGATTTCATAATACTATTACGTTTATCTTCAGAGTATTCACGCCAATTTTGGATGTCCTTGAGAGACCTGCCGCAAGCCATGCAATGGTCCTCTCCTATCCTACACTCCTTAACACAAGGTGAGCTTGCAGTTGTTACTTGTATGAAGTCGCTGAAGTCTGCCTCTAAGGGCCATTTATTATCAGTCATCTACCACTATACCTCGTTGTGCTTTTTGTATTTGTTCATATTTATTAAACAACTGCTCAAACTTCCACTGGTATAGTTGCTGCATACCTATCAAGGTGTTCATCATTTCATCATGCGTAGGTTCACGTTCACCATCACCGATCTGTTTGAACACTACCTCTAGGTCATCACATACACGCCAACAGTCCAGTATCATTGGCTCTAAGTCGTATAGTTTAGTCATCAGTTGGGTCCTCCATTAGTGCGTCCCATGATATAGGGAACAATTCTTCCATGTGGTGGTAGATTTGCCATGCTACCTCCCGTGTCTCTGCCTGCGTGTCAGTCTTACACCGTAGGTTACACATGTCAGCGAAAGCGTCAAGACTACCTGACCAGTACCACTCAGTCATTGTATTCTGAGGCAGTACCATACGTGCCTGTTCCTCACACACATTCTCTTCTAGTAGGTGATCATACAACATAGCTACCAGACGTTGTGTTGTCTTGATGTTGATGTCTTGTACCTCACCCGAACTACCCTGCTTCTTATCTTTAGCCTGTCCACGCCATACATCAGGATGATAGAACTCAGGTGCATCACTGACATACCTACGACTGATCTCATTCCAACGTAGGAACTTATGCTTCACTAGCTGTCGTGCTACAAAGATTGGAGCCTTGATGTGGAAGGATGCAAAGCAATGCCCAAAGGGGCTGATGTGTTTATGCTTGGCTAAATAGCCGATAAGCTTTGCATCTTTAGTCTTAAGTTTAGGTGGACCCCATACGTCATCTACGTCCATCTCAGATGTCTTACCAAAGCTTACCCGCGCAGCGTTAGCTACAGTTAGGTCATTACCCATGTGCCCTATGTAAGTAGCTTCAATCATTCTTTTTACTTTCCTGTTCAGTGATGTTACGTACAGTTCGGTGGAAGTCTATAACACTACGTGCCACTTCGTCAATTTGAGTACGATGTATACCTACATCACGAAGCTCCAGGTCATTTAGTTGATGGAGTGCTTTAATAGTTTCATTCATATTACGTCTGCGTCTTAGTGTTTCTCGTATTTCTTTAATCTTATCAAACATTTAGGGTTTCCTTTATTTTACTATCAGTGTAGTCCATATACTTACTGGGTATCCCATCTTCGTAACAACGTTTATACACCATTTCTGTGAATGTTTTCTTAGTAGAGAAATCACTGAACATGTATACATTCCGTATGATTTCTTCAATGTCCGTTGCTATTTTCTTAAATCCACCCATCAGATATAATCCCGCATGTTTTTATCAAGTTGCTCTATACGCATCTCTGCGTACCTGATGACTTTACGTAGGTCTGTTATCTCTGACCCAATACCATCCTCATTCTCATACATCTTATGACCAGCTCTCATGGCATATTTAATAATGTTACCGACATGGAATGGTACGTCATTCTCCATGATGAATGTAATAGGTTCTATTTTATATCGTGTGTAATGTGAAGGTTTGTTAACAATGTCTGACATTTTATGCCCTTTCTTTAAGTTCCTTATAGAGAAGAGAGTTGTCTCTCTTTTAAAATCCGACCCCTGTGGTCGGATTCATAAAGTATTATAAGAGGTAATTACTATGACTAGAGAGGTTCATCCAAACAGCCTTAAGAATTTAGCACCTTCATTCACTAAAGACAATGCTCGTGAGATGCAATTAAAATCTGCAGCTTCCCGTAAGGCAGCTAGAGATGCGAGAGAAGCTTTGAAGATGAGTATGAAAGATTGGCGTCAGTACAAAGAAGATGTACTAGATCACATTGACATGAACTCTCTTGATGTCTTGAAGATCCTCATGTTCAAGGCTTTGGACAAAGAAGATTTTGATACAGCTAGTGATCTCGCAGCAAAAGTTGCAGAGTATGAGCAACCCAAACTACAACGCCGGGAACTCCAAATTGAGGAGATAGGTGCTGAGAGTTTATCTGATGAAGAACTCGATAGTAAGATACGAGCACTGCGGATAGTGTGAGGTTCTGCGAGAACCTGAAAGAAAATGCCTGTGCGCCTTGTCGGTTTACCAAAAAAACAAGTAATTGCGCTTTGTCGGTTATCTAAAAATTATAAGAACCCAAAGATTCTCTGTGAGAGTCTCTGGGTTCTTTTTTTATTTCCATAGGAGTCCGTGGAATCCCTCTGTAGAGTCAAAGGATTTTATAAGATCCTTAAACATCCTGGGTGACATAGTTACTACATCATATCCCTCAATGTCTTGATTGAATTGTCTCATAGATACATAGCCTTCGTATTCTCCAGCGTTTTCTATGATTACCCCAAGGTCAAGATCATCTCCTGAATCATCCATAATAACTATCTCAGTCGTCCAGGGTTTTTCTTCGATTGTGAATGGCATTACATTTTACTTACGCCAAGCACACCACCGTTCTCCCACTCTGCAAAGAGACCATGATCATGGAGAATGTCATTGATCTTATGGTTAACACCGAAGTCATCTAGTGATGTATCATTTTTACGATAGTAGTCAGCCCATGTGGTATCATAGTTTTCTTCTGCGGAGATTATAAAGTCATCCCCACCATGATCATATACAGGTACCCCGATCTTACGAAGCTTGTTGAATGCTGTGCGATATTCTCGTTTCATCATCATTATCCTTTTTGATTAGCAGCTATGATTACTATAAGTATACAAGCAGCGAATGCAAGTAGCATCATCGATCATCACCAGAGCCACGGAGAGTACCCTTAGAGGCACGGTTGTGCAGTTTGAGTAGGTTACCTGCTGCTAGGGTGTTAAGGTCTTCTCCGAGGTAGTGTGCGAGTACTGCTACATACCAAAGAACATCCCCTAGCTCTGCTGCAATACCATCATAGGATGCATCATCACGTATACATTTCTTGATTTTATTAGCAACTTCCCCAGCTTCTCCGCATAGACCCAATGCTAAGTAGGGAATTGCTTCTGACTCTGGGAAGATTGCAGTTTCTCTAGCTTTAGTCTGATATTGATTCATATAGATTGACATGTTAGGGAGTTCCTTTTCAGTGGGCCAGTAGGATGTCATTGGATTAGCCTTTACTCAGTCCGGAAAGCACTATATAGTTTCCAACGTGCTGATTCTAGTTCTCTGAGATCTGATAGATACATATCGTTTGTCTCTGAAAGCATGCTAGTTACACTCTCC